AACCAAACCTTATCTAAATTAGTTCCATCAAAGCCGAGTCTTTGCGTTGTTCCACCAGATCCAGCTCCACCAGTGTTTACTATTGGTCTAATTCCACCTACCAAGTTTTTAGCGGTTGATTGATAATAAGATGAATCAATTGACCTACCTGATGGAAGTGAAATCTCGCCAGTACCAGCACTTGCTGTTCCCATTGTTGCGGTTCCAAACACTCGCATGAACTTGCCATTTTGCTGCCAGTAAATCTTTTGATTTGTTACTGTACCATATCCAGCTCCAAAAGTTGGAGTGTATTGAACAGGGTCAGTCATCACAGCACCGGAGTTAGACACTACCGGAGATATAGATAACTGATCCATGTATAATGCAAATGTAGCTGTATTAGTAGTACCAGAGTGTAGAATAAGTCTGTATGAAGTAGAGTTAGATGCAGCTTGGAATGTAGCTGTAAATTTACTAGATAAAGTTGTAGAGTTAGAAAATAGTCTGTAATTAGAAGGCTGTATTAAAGCAGCGTTAGTTACATCATAAATCCAAACAGTTAAATCTGAATCACCAGCAGCAGTTCTGTCAGCAGGATTACCTGCAACAAAAGTTCCAGAAGATAAGATGTATTCAAATTCAACTTGTAATGTCTTTCCTTTTTTAGCATTATCAATAGAAAAAGCTAATCCTAGACCTTTACCTTGTGTATTTGCAGTAAGAGTTTTAGAAATCTGTAGTAAGTTAGTTCCTGTTAGAGCTGAGTTTGTAGCGGAAGTAATAACTATATCTCCGGTAGGAGTGCCAGTACCATCTACAGGAGCAGTTCCAGCAAGATCAGTATACGCCAAGAAGCTTCCAATAGAAGATCCTGAAGATACTGCGGTAGGTATATAGTTTATTGTGCTAGAAGATCCAATTGGAGTCCATGCTGAGTTTGCATATACCATTGGAGCATTTTGGGTTGAGTCAAAGTATATATCTCCAGTAGTAGCTCCTGTAGGAGTAGTTCCTGGTGTTAATGTTAAACCTTTATTTACTCTGAAAAAATTATTTGCCATTTTATATTCCCTTCATTTTCCAGGATTATGTTGTTAAACTGCGAACTTCTTAGATAAGAACTTAAATGTCCCTGGACCAGCAGTTCCGTTGTTACAAGTTACTGTTACTACTCCTGCTGATATTGAAGCAGCAAAGATGAAATTGTCACCAGTAGCACCATTAGAATTTATACTAGAAGAAGTATCAACTATCTCTACATACCCTGCTCCACCTGGAGTAGCTACTATATATAAAGTTCCAGTTTTGTTAGATAAAAGTACGTTTCCATGTATTTTATAATCAACAATCATACTCTCATAAGCAGCAGTATCGAAACCAAGAACAGTAAGAGTATTTGCTCCAGAAGCTAAGGCTATATTACCAGCGGTTTGACTAACAATCTCTGTACCTAAACCCTGGTTTCTAAAAGAGATAGTCTCTCCGATTTGAACTCCAGTAGAGCTAGCATAGTTTATTGTAGGAATAGCACTAGCATCACTTAAGATACGGCTAGTCCAGTTTATACTCTGGGCTCCTCCAGAAGTGCTAGACAAAACTCCAGTACCATAATTAACAGAAGTAGATCCAGATGCTGTAGCCAAAGTTCTAGCTTGATATCTAACTGAAGGTATAGAAGATGAGTCAAACAACTCTCTAGTACCTACTTCTATATTAGGTCCAGAAGCATTTCTAATAGCAGTAGCGTAAATATTAGCCCATAAATTAGTAGAAGTACCTAGGTTTAAAGTATTATTAGCAGCGGATATTAAACTTTGATTAACAGCAGTAGGAGAAGTTAAATTACTTAAAGCAGGATTTACAGACGTAGTATCAACATAATTCTTAGTAGCTACATCTTGAGCAGCCACAGGATCTTGCACGTTAATTATTTTTCTAGTGTTAATATCTAAGTCAGTTCCACCCCAAGATAATTTTTCAGTAACCCCTGTTACTAATCGTGAGCCAGCGTAATCAACAGAGTTGTCACCACTAGGGGCAACTAAATTACCAGTTGATAAGCTAATCTTAGGGCCAGTAGTGGCAATTCTAATCTCGTTTGCATAAATTAAATTTACTCTAGATGAGTTTGAGCCAACATTTATTGTATCAGTGGTGCTAAAAAGTAAATCTTGATTAACAGCAGTAGGAGAAGTTAGATTACTTAAAGTTGTATCAGCCTTACCATTCAATTGTGTCTGAATGGCAGAAGTAACTCCAGATAAATAGCCAAGCTCAGTATTAGTTACACTAGAGGCTTCTACGAACCCTGTTGATGCATTAGATTGAAGAACTCTTCCTGTAGTTAGTGCAGCTAATTTTGAATATGCGATTGCTGCTGCTGAGGCAATGTTGGCATCAGCTAGATTAAGAATTGTATTATTACTAGCATCAATAGTCTTATTAGTAAGGGTTTGAGTACCACTCACTGTTGCTGCCGTTGCTGCCGACTGCTTGCTATCAATCTGTGTTTGAATGGCTGACGTGACGCCAGACAAGTAACCTAATTCAGTGCTAGTTACAGATGAAACAGAGATTAGTCCAGATCCATCAGAGATTAAAGCTCTATTTGATGTAAGTGGGGCCATACTTCCTACATCAGCCCAAGATGTACCATTATACAGTTTAAGCGTATTTGACCCAGAGTCGAAGTAGATGTCACCTTTTTCAGGTGAGGTTGGTACAGTAGATTGTGGACGTAATGTAACGCCCTTATTGATTTTCAAAAAGTTTTTTGCCATAAATTCCTTCCCATTCCAGAATTATGTGTGTTGTTATATAAGTAATTAATATTATTATATAAACATGTGATTTTTATTAAAGTTTAATGATCTTATTTAGTACTAAAGATGGTTGTGTATTGTTGTGTGCTGCGTCAGATCCAGAGTTTTGATTTACAGCTGTAGCAGAGTTAATTGCTACACCTGTACTAGCTGAATTAGTGTTTCTGCTGGTTGCACTCCCACCAATATCTCCAGCTATAGACGAACCTGATACCGCTGTTGTTACTGTAGGTATAGAATGAACATGCCCTGGGTCATTAACTGTATGTGTGTGTGAATTCTGTATATGTGTATGAGATGCCAACTGAGCTGTAGTCAAAGTGTGAGTTTGTGCTCCACCCGATGCTCCTAATGTAACCCCATCAACTCCAGATCCAGCTGTTGTCATTCTACTTGCAGCCGTTCCACCCATATCATCTTTACCAACGACAACCCTACCTCGTGCATCTGGTAATGTAATAGTTTTGTTAGCCGAGAAGTCAGCTGATGCACTTACTCCACGTCCGCCAGACACTGGAGCTACAATATTAGACATGCTGTTCCAAATTAACGTGAAAAGATCTAACGTATCATTATTAGCTCGCTCAGTCGCAGCACTTGCGCCACTTCCAATAGTTTTTCCATCTAAAAGCACATATCCTGTAGGAGCTGTTGTTCCAATAAAATCAAACACTGCTCCAGTTGGAGATGGAGGTGAGCTTGCACCAATATTAACATTCTGAAAAGAAACACCATTGTGGACATACATTGTAGAAGTGGCAAGGTCGTAATACATATCCCCTGCCACAGCCCCTGTTGGAGTAACTGTTTGCGGAGTAAGGTTGATCCCATTAACTTTAGTGAAAGTGTTTGTCATATATCCTCTAAGAGAAGGGGGATTTCTCCCCCTTTTAATTAAGCTTGAAATTTCTTATTAAGAATCTTCATCGTGATTACGTTTGAACCTGTGTTGTTGTATTTTAACTCAACATCTGTACCGTTCATTACTACTGTGAATTCTAATCCAGTCCCTGCACCAAGCATTGCTGTGTCAGTAGATACATCATTCATTGTAGCAGTTGTACCATCTGTAGCTATCATGATATAACCAGTTCTTTGAGCATTAGATGTTGCTTCACGGCAAGAATACTCAATAAACGCTGATCTATATGTGTTCGATGAGAATGTGAATGAAGCCATAGTTGATGGGGTAGAGATGCTGGTTGCCATAATGTATGCAGAGTGGTCTACGTCAACATATTTAGTGCTATCGCCTAAATCAGATAATCTAAGTCCCAACAAATTCATCTTACTACTAGCAAAGTTAGCAACAGCAGTGCCACCTGAGTTGTAGAAGATTCTGTCAGCCCAAATGAAAGCATTTACACCAGAGGCATCAAGTAATTGTCTAGACTCCCAGTCAACTGAATTCACAGATGAACTATCAATAAGCAATCTTGAATTCCAGTCAATTGAAGTTGCAGATCCAGTCACATCTTTTAATAAACGATCGGCCCACTGTACTGAACTTGTGGCAGCTGAGTCTAATAGTCTCTGTGCAGACGTGTTTATCACAACTCCTGTACCTGCATACAAAAGTCCGCCTGGCAAATTAATATGTAATTTATTAGCTCCACCTGTAATAGGGTAAATGTCATCTGCTGTTACATTTGTGGAGTATGTATTTGCCCAATATATTGAACTTGAACCTAAATCGTATGTATTATTAGTGTCAGAAATAAGGCTAGCATTAATTGCTGTTGCGCCAAGATTCGATAGAGTTGTGTTTGCACCAACAGGGATAGCTCCTACAGAGTCATCAACATACTTTTTAGTGGCAGCATCTTGATTAACTGTTGGATCTGCAACATTGGTTAACTTAAAACCACCCATTGACTGAGCAGCAGTAAAAGCGTTTGCACCATTAGTTCTAACAACAGTGTTATCAACAGAGATTGTTGTTCCAGTAATGTCAATACCTGAACCAGCAGTTAAAAGGGCTTGAGAATTGAAGAATATGAAATTAACTGGATCTGTACCAAGAGTTACTACAGTGCTAGAACAAACAAAAAGCTTACCAGCAGCCGAACCATTAATTACAGCCGTGTATGTACCTTTAAATTCAGCAGCAGCGTCCATATCAATAGATCGTGACCAAGCACCAGCAGCTGCAACGTAGATACCGTTATCTTTTGCAAGGGTTTGGTTTTTAACTAATACTCTGTCACCAGCTAAAGTTAAATATCCATCAATAGTTTGAAGACCAGACAATGTGATATTTGCATCTGTAGCAACTTGAACAGCTTCTTTAGGTTTAATACCTTCAATAAGCCCATCAACATAATTCTTATTGACAGCGTCTGTTCCACTTGTAGGTGTTGCAACATTTGTTAATTTAAATCCGCCCATAGATTGAGCAGCTGTAAATGGAACAGTACCATCAGCTTTAATATATCCAGATGGAGTGGCAGCAGCAACCGCAGCATCAACATAAGCAGTTGTAGCAATCTTTGTTGAGTTATCAAGTGGAGATTGAGTAGGAGCTGTTGGAGTTCCAGTAAGAGCTGGAGAAGCAAGTGGAGCTTTAAGAGCTAATGCATCGAATACTGCATTTTGTGAAGGTGCTACATCTGTAACCCCATCAACAATAGCATCGGCAACCGCAGCGGCTTTAGCTCGTGCAGCAGTAAAGTAAAGATTTGTTGTACCTTCAGATATGTTATCAGTCGTTCTTGTATCAACATAATTCTTAGTAGCAGCATCTTGAGCATTTGTTGGGTCAACTACGTTAGTAAGTTTATGAGTCCCCATTGAAACATCTGAACCAAATGTAGCGCTTGCCCAGTTAAAGATCGAAGTTCCAGCAGCGTTTTTAAGAAGTCTAGACTCCCAATCAACTGATACTAAACCAGCTGAATCTTGCAATAATTTACTATTAACATCAATAATAACAACATCTGAAGCATTCAGGATCGTACCAGATGGAAGCGTTAACTTCATTCTTGATGGAGCCGCAGCTTGAGATTCAATAAATAATGCTTTTACTGTGCTTGTAAATTCAGCACTAACACCAAACAATGCGCTTGTATAAGTATTTGTCCAATATTTAGACGAACTACCTAAATCATATACATTTGTTGAGTCTGGGGTTAAACTTGCATTAATTGCTGTTGTTCCAAGGTTTGACAATGTTACGTTAGCAAAACTAAGTGCGCCTGTAGCTACATCAGCCCAACCGCCATTAACATATGCTCTAACCTTATTGCTTGTAGTATTGTAGTACATAGACCCATTTTGACCAGATCCTGGATCTGTAGCCAATCTGTGAAGTCTAATGATACTATTGAAATTCATTAAATTTGACACTGTATTCTCCTTAATTATTATAGATGGTAAACCTCTAATAATATTAGGCTTTGGCTATAAAACTCTAATTAATTTGGGCTTTTAGAAACAAAAAGGGGGCTTATACCCCCTATAAATTAAACTTATGTATATGTAAAGATTTCTTAACTCCAGCGTTTTACATAATATTTGAAAAATGCATCAAAACCACTGGCTTCAGACACATACTGTAACTTGAGTAAAGCGCCACTAATTGTAGCTTCAAATACGATACCCATGTCAGCCAAAACCGCTGACTCATCAGATATAGATGCATTAATCCCATCATGAACAATCATAACCTCACCTGTAACTCGATTGCCATTGCGCTCAATTGAGTATTGAAGCTGAATGTAGTTACCGCCAGATGCTGCCATTGACACAAGGTCAGTTGGGATTGGTTGATTATCTAAGATGGTAAAAGGTCCATAGAGTGTGTCACCTGTAATTGAAACGTCATATCCTAATATTCGTGGCATATCTATCTCCTAGTATTTAATAATGTAATTGATTGGTAGGTTGGCAGGCCTTGTTTCTAGACCATAGCGTGGAGTGCCATTAACTCCGTCTGACTGTGGAGAGCCAAATGTATAGGTGGTAGATCCAGTTGAACCATTATCCTGTCCCCAACCAGCTTGTCCACCAGATACATCTCCCCATTTATTAGGTAAGGTTGCCCCAAAGGTGTGTCCTTGCATCTGATCATTCTCTTTTACACCTAAAGCACGAGTGTGGGTTTGTCCACCAATTGTTTGGCTACCAGCACCACTTAAGAATATACCTTGAGTGTTTGGCAGATTAAAAGTTGTAGAGCCGTCACCAGTTCCATAGGTGATGCCAATTACTGAGAATAACTGAGCATACGTAGTTCTACTTACTGCTGCCCCATCACATTGTAAATAACCTGCTGGAACTGCCGCCCCAGCGTGTGGAGCTATGTTGCCTGTTCTAACTGAATCTGTATTATTTATGATTGGCATAATTACTCCTGGATTCCTATTACGATATTATCTAATCCGCTATCAACAATACTTCCTGATGCACTAATCCAAAAGTCATGGTAAATGCTCTTATCTGAACCAGCGTTGATTGTCACATTTTTATTAAACTTTAGGAACTTAACTAAGTTGTAGTCACTAGTAATGTTTAGGTTAAAGTCTAGGATTGTATTTCTGCCTTGTCCATATATAACAGCTGATTTAGTAAGATTAAGAGTTGCTGATGTATGTGTATGAGTGCCACGTAGCATAAGGATTGTGTCACCATCAGTAATGGCCGCCAATGCTGCACTTAATGTAGTGTGAGTAGCTTTTCCAGATGCAATGTCACCAGCTGAACCAACAATAGCATCATATAACGCACTTAATCGTGCGCTATTTTGTGGGCTAACATCAATAACACCTTGTCTGATTCTAACTTCTAATGAAATCGGCAATGCTGTATAATCAGTTGAAAATTCAATAGTTTGATTATTAATTTCTTTATAATATGCATCAAGTGTAACCCCAGCTAAATATCTAGGCAATACGGCACCGTCAACGATAACTTCTAAATGTCCACCAGTTGTACCTGGGTTAACATTCATGTTGTATGTGAAAGCTAAAGTAAGTCTAGTCTTAGCCGAAACAACAGTTGGCGCACTACAATTAACTTCGATGCCAGACCCATCAGACATAGCAAAAGCTGTTTGAATGTTACCAGCAATAACTGTAGATGTTGGATCATAAGCTGGAAGACCTGCCACTCCACCAATAGAATCTGACCAACTCATTACAGAGTAAGTCATAGCTGTAGATCCACCAGATCCGTCAGCCGTATATCTAACTCGTAAGTTTAACCCTACAATGTCAGCGCTAAATGAAACTCCACACGCACCGACCTGTGCTGAAACATCAGACACAGCTGCCGTAATACCATTACTAGTTACAAGCAATTGTCCTGTTTGTTTATTCACCCCACGCTTAAGGGAGTAGTTTAAGATAAGATTGTCATTATTAAGGAATGGAATGCTAAGGACGTTATCAGTAGTACTAGCAATAAGAGACAAGTCTCTAGGTGCTGAGATTTCATGGTACTTTCCCCCACTATTAAATTGACGTTTAATATCTCCAAAGTTCCAAAAACCGCTGATAGTTCCAGTGATAGCAGGAGATGCTAACCCATATGTTGCTACTAATGAGATGTTTGCGCCAGAACTAGCTGCTGTAAATGTATTTGATGTTGGCGTAGATGTGACAGTGAATGACCCATTAAATGCTGAGTTATTCATTTCAGAGATAAGAACTGAATTACCTATAGATAGGGAATGATTTCTAGATAGTGTGAATGTTGCAACGTTAGAAGTTCGAGAAGCAGAAATCACTCTAGGAAGCTCATATTTAGCTATTTGACCGTTATATGCAACACCCTTTTGAACCTTTATGAGGACTTGATCACTAGGTGTTGACGTAGTTGATTGGAGTGCAGCGTTTGCAAACATTGGCACTGACTTCCAAAGCAAATTAGGCCCATCAAAGTAGGCAGAATAAACTCTGTCTTTAACACCATAGACTGAAGATAGGTTAGTGAATAAAACTGTTGTTCCGTCAATAACATTAATACCGTCAATAATAGCAGCAAATGATGGTAAAACTGTATCTATTGGGTTATGTAAATCTACGTTGTAAATTTCAGGTATTTCAGTGTCAGGAAAGATAGATTGGCCTGGGGATAGATTTTTACCTAATAGTGGAATCTCAAGAATTGGTGTATTTTCAGCACCAGAATCTTTACGCACAAAAAGGACAATATAATCTTTATTACTTAGGATTGATGGCCCAAGTGAAGTCATGTCATTAATATTAGTAACAACGGCATATTGGTTTGCAGACAATGGAAACGAGCCACTAGTTAAACTGACAGTCCCTGTAGCACTTCTATCAACTCTTACAATCACTGCACTATTATTCTGACTCAAATTAAAAGTCGCAACAGATAGTTGAAATTTAGTAATCCCACCATTGTCTGGTGAATACATCTTAATGTAGATATCTTGTAGCATTTGAACTTGTGCATCATTGGTATTAGATATAGATGGGGTCATTCTCCAAGATAATTGGGAATCACTAGTTAATGTGATAGATCTATCAGAAATTTGGTCTGTTACTGAACCAACTGTTAAATCTGTTACATTCTTAATTTTCGACCCTGGTTGAATTTTTGTCATACTAAGCCCTTACCACTAAATTTCCACCAACATTACGAATGATAACCATTCTTTGTTGTGATGGAGTTAAAGTTGATATTGTTGATATAGCTGTTGTATATGAGCCTACAGCTGTGGTTCTATTTATGTCAATGTAAACGCATGAGTTGGTAGGTAGGGCTGTAGAAGTTACATCAGCTATTGAAATTGGATTTGCCCCAACAGATGTGCCTGGGATAGAGATTGATGCGCTAGTTAATGTGATGTTAGTCCCATCCCATGTGATATCACCTAAATCAAAAACAATATTTGATTCTTGTTTATTGTCTGCCAGCATTGCAGTTACTTTAGATAGACGTTCAGTTAAGCTTTCGCCAGATACTGTGTTGTAGCTTGGTAAGTTTAATGAGCCACTAGAGTATGCAGCATATAAAGGACTTGAATCGGCTTGGTTTGGTGAACCGATAAATGCTAACAATCCTTCTGGCACTGTATTGTCAATCGCTATTTGCTCACCTTGGCTAATTTCACCTAAGGCACGTAAGTAGATTTTAACTGTGCTCGATACAGATCCTGTGTCAATTGATGAAAAGTCAGGGCCAACGTTAGTAAATGATATTGAATTAACGCCAATACCAGTAATCTCAACTGTTGAATTGAAATCTACATTTGTATCTAAAAGAATTGAAACTGATTGTCCAGCACTAAAGCTATGTGTTCCAGAGAATGCGATTGTTGCCACTCCAGCTGTTCTACTAACATTTGTAACTGTATTTAATGAATAAGATTGGCTTGAGCTTCTTTTAGCTAACCAGTAAACATCAGATGATTGTGGTACGGCTGTATGAGCTGCAACTTGTGCAGTGTAAGCGCCAGTAGATTTAAGTAGTTTCTCAGATGTAGCTGGGGTTGGGTAGCTACCTGCCAATGTGACTGTGCTTGCTGATACGTTAATAACTTGAGTCCAATGAGATTCTGGGTGTGAAGCAAACTTAACCCAGTCACCTGCCACTAATCCTGTAACGTTAATAGCTCCTGTGATTAATGTAGGGGAGCCAGACGTATTAGTAAATGAGTTACCAGCCTGGAAGTCGTTATTTCTAACAAGCTGCACATACATTACATCGCCCTCATTAGATAAACTAATAGAGCCCTGTGCAATTGTATATGATCGTGAAGACATCATTGACTTGATATATAGATCAGATGTCCAAGTAAGATTTCCTGGTGTTAAATGCTGGAACTTACCTTTACCTACTAGTAATGAAGCATTAGCATCATTGAATAAGTCTAATAAATTAAGCCCTGGAATGGCTGTAGATCCATTTGTGTACCAAAATGCAGATCCTGAAACCTGCTTAAGTTTGGTCATCACGGCATCCATCCACTCTTTAAAAGTTTTAATTTCCCAGTCCCCACCTGTGAATGGAGATTGAGATAATACAGATGAGGTAGTTAGGTTGGCTTCAGACGCTGTGCTATATGTAAAGTTATGATTAATGTTTGGGCTTTGTCCACCAGTACCGAGTCTGAATAAACTTTGTTTACAGTTTTCAATGCTAGTTGCGTTTCCAGCGACGTCTAATGTTACTTTAGCTATTGGTGAATTTGTACCAAAATCAGATTGGCTAACAACGATTCGATAATCAATAACTAATCCGCGTGGAATGATCTTTGTAAATTCAGACTGTGAATCTACATCCCATAAAGAAACTACATCAGAAGTTGTATCGTCTGCGCTTCTTAAGAATTGAATAGATACATAGTTTGTTGTGTTGTTGGCAAAAGATCCGATTAATTTACTATTAGCTGAGTTTAAGATTTCATTAGCTGTACCTGGATTCACTCTCAAGAACGGACCAGCTGTTTGTCCTGGCATCCATACTACAGCGCTATCTACTTGTAATTGTAATAAATCCTTAGAAGATCCAATAGTTGTAGTATCTAAATCAAATCCGCGTAGGATGTATGGAACATCTCCCTGCATTGCTTTTATTAAAGATGCAAAGTCAAAATTAACACTTGAATCAAGCGCTTTTAAATCTTGTATGTCCACCCTCTGAGATGAGACATAATTTCTAGACTCTTTTACTGACATATTGGAACCTTTTTCTTGATTTATTTAATAAAAACGGAGGGATATGGTATATATTAGGGTTAACGGTTAAATATCAAATACCGTTGGCTTTTTCTGTAGTTACAAACATACCCCTAAAATTGGCATTAAAGGAAGTTTGGGATCTAGGCTGGAAACTAACAGAATCTGATTCAAAAATAACATTGGCTACAGAGTATAAAGTTACACCTGTTGCTCTATCAACAACCTGTAAACTACAGTAATTACGAGTTAATAGCTCTTGCACAGAAGATATAGACATGATGTTGTTTTGCTCAACTCCACCAAAACCTATGATTCGAATACCGCTTAGGCTGCCTGATACTGTGTATTGGGTGTCAATAAATTCTACTGGCAATGGATTGTCAATCTCATATACAGTTTTAACCCCTGTGCTGCGTTGGATGCTAATACCTGTAGCCAATCCCAACACTTTACCATTGATGATTAATTTAACCCCTGCGCCTGTAACTACTGGTGACTTACCTGTACTCATCTATCCCTCGTAAATCTGTGTGATGTCTTGTAATCCTGGACCTTCTGGATAAACAAGGATAATGTTTAAGAATATGCCTGAAGCTACCAATTTGTTCATTAAAGATTCTGCTTCAATTCTAGCTGCTTGAGATGATGTTAAATAAGCTTGATAGTCGGTCCCATCAGTCTTAGGTGAATATCCAGTAGTATCTTTTAGTAAGGTTACATCAGATCCAGCTGCATGATCAAACCTAAATCTGTACGAAGCGTCTAGTAGTAATGAGCCATCTGAAGGTCTTGCTAAGAATCTAATCGGCCCCTCTTCTCTAGACGTCCCCCACTCTAATGTAATGTAACCTGTAGAGTCTGGGAAGTTTGTCGTGTTAGCCATGACCACAATCGTCTTTGACTCACCAGCATTTACTGCTTCAGATAGAGTTGTTGATGTAGATGTGATTGGAAGAGCTGTGGTATCAAACGAGTATGAACCTAAAAAGCTTCTATCTGTTGCCGACTCATGCACATGCCATGATCCAATTAAATCACGCCTAATGATTTGAGCTGAGATAGGTAAAAATATTGTAAGTTCGTACGGTGAGGTCTCATATACAGATGCATAGCGTGATTGTTGTGAGATGACAGCTTTTTTAGTTGTGAAGAATGTCAGGTCATTTGAATAGTCTTGTGTGTATGTAAATGTATTAGAAGTTACTGCTGTTATATTGAATATGCCATTAAAGCTTGAATCAATAACATTCTCAATTATAACCTGATTACCAATACTTAGGCTATGTGGGGTTGCGGTAGTTATTGTAACAATTCCATTAGACCTTACTGCACCTGATGGCTGAGATAAGATTGTATAGTCAACCTCAATCGTCCCACCGCTTGATACTGCATCTGGGCCATTATTAAAGAATGTCACAGTGTATGCATCAGGTGTGCTTAATATTGTAAAAGTACCATTAAATGTCGTGTTTTCACAATGAGCTACAGTTACATCTTGCCCCGATAGAAATCCATGTGGGGATGTTGTGAATACTGTAACTATGTTGTTTGTTCTGTTAGCACCAAGGTTTTGTATATCTACTCGGCTTGTAGCAACCCCACTACCTGATATTGCTGATGC